AGAGGTTGAAGCCTTATCGATCTCTGTTCGTGAAATATTTCGGCCAAAAAACTTGTCATACGCCAACAAGGCTCCCTACCTGATGGGGGCTCTACTGGACGCTCTGGATGTACGGACTGGATCCTCTTTGGAGGATTTAATGTCTGAAGATCCACAGTATGATACTGTGGGACGGATCGGGTTCATCCAAGAACCCGGTTTCAAATTGAGGGCGGTAGCCAACCCAAATAGGTTGTTTCAAGCTGCCTTAACCCCTCTGTCTCAGGTATTGTTTAAAGTTTGCAGATCCCTTCCTTGGGATTGCACGTATCAGCAGGATAAAGCCGAAACCCTGGTACAATCTGCACTAAGTTTGGGCAGATTTGTAGAGAGTATTGATTTGACCTCGGCGACAGATTTTTTTCCTTTGTCGCTACAGATGGCCATGTTACGTAGTATGTTTTCCACTGGTATTGCTGATGACCCAGGGTCCGTATACGCTAAGGAGAGCCTTGACTTATTTGAGGTTTTATCTAAGGCCGACTGGGGATTTAACTCAGAAACCAACATTCAATGGAAGCGAGGGCAGCCTTTAGGCCTGAAGCCTTCTTTTGCGTGTTTCGCTTTAACCCACGGGTTGTTGTTATTGTCCCTGAATTATTATAGACATAATGGCGACTTCTTTGTATTGGGTGATGACGTGGTTATCCTGAATCCAGATCTTTCTGTCCGTTATAAAAACGCTTTGAAAGAATTAGGTTGCCCGGTGTCTAATTCAAAAACACTGAGTTCTAATCGTCTGGCGGAGTTTGCGGGGCGTATTATAACCCCTACCAAATCTCTTCCTCAATTGAAGTGGAAAGATATGTCTGACGATAATTTTATTGATATCGTACGTCTCTTGGGCAGTAGATCTGTCTCCCTTTGTAAACGATTGCAAAAGTGCGTCCTGAGTAGGTTGTGGACAGTCCCTGAAAAATTTGGGGGACTTGGCTTCAATCCACATGGTGTACCCTTGTCGGTCAGGATCGCTTCATATGAGATGGAGCATCTCGATAGTATAGACAAGAATCGTAAGTTTTCCTTAAGTCTTAACAAGCGGATTAACCGCAATCTGTATTGCGCGGCAAACCCAATTGGTGTGGAGTTCTCTGTGTCGGGAAACGTTCCCGCGGGCAAAGAACCGATCCAACAGACGGAAGGCCTTCATATTACCTTCCCAGACTGGGCGACGGTCCAAAAAGCTGACCTCACCTCCACAATCCTCGACCAGAGGATTAGGCAACATTTCAATGACTCGCTAGTTATGCAAGAGATATTGGACTTAGTATCAGATAAAATTAGATACTTCGTTTCACTACCAGAAGCAGAAGCTTACATTGAGCAAATGGATAGTATCATCCCAGGACTTCGGGATATGTTACCGTTTGCTGATGAGAATTTGAATAAGGAGCATCCTTCCACCTTAACAATTTGGCGTAGGAAACTAG